CCTCCATCCCAAAAACACCGCAAGATCGGCTTCTACCTGGAAGGCGGCGGTGGCGGCACGAAGACATGGAACTTCGTGATCCGCCCCGAAGAGCTGACCCGGCAGGAACCCTCCAGGTTGGCCGTTCAGCAGACGCTGGGCGGTGCCTGGGTGGATTCTTTTGACCGTGGGGTGCAGTCCATCACGCTCGCCGGCCATACTGGCTGGCGCGGTGGCGTGGGCGGCGATGGGGCTGCGCAATTCGAAAAACTGCGCGCCACCGTGTTCACGGACTGGCACGAACGGCGCGCGGTAGCTGCCGCTCGCGGGCAGGACCCGGACAATGTAAAGCTGTTCTTTGCCGACACGCTCGACAAAATCACCGCGCTGGTGGCTCCGAAATCGTTCAGCTTGCGGCGGTCGAAATCTTCACCGCTGTTGATGAGGTACCAAATCCAATTGGTGGTTCTGGATGATGCGGCAAAGCCGGGAAGCATCAACGATGCGATTACCGGCGCGCTCTTCAATCCGTTGCGCTGGCTTGCGGCCAAGCTTGGTCTCGAAAATCTATTTGATGAAATCGGCGGGATCATCTCCGACATCAAGCAACTGTACTCGGACATTGTCGACATTGTCACGGATGTCTGTGCGTTCGTCCAAGGGTGCGTGCAGCTTGTGCTGGACACGATCGACGCGGGTGGCGGGCTGGTTGACGAACTGACGGCTCCGATCCTCCAGACGGTCCAGTTGGTGTCGGAAGCGACCCGAAACGGGTTCGCCGCTCTGGCTCGGGCGCAGACCTCCTTTTCGATCAAGAGCGTCCTCATGCGGGCCGCCAGCGCCATGAACGACATCTCATGCACGATCAATCACGGATTCGACACTGGCCGCTACTTCCGCTCGTACGATGATCTGTTCGGCGCCAGCTCCTGCTCATCCACCGGCGGCGGTCGACCCTGGTCGACTTTCGCCGAACAGCAGAAGAACCCGTTCAACAGCATGTTCCCTCCAGTGTCCTCGCGGCTGACGGTGTCCGCTGGCGGGCGTGACGCGCTGGACACGCTGCGGCGCGATCCCCTCACCCTGATCCCGGCGGTGGCCACACAGGCACTGGCGGCCCTGCCGGCAGGAGTTACCGTGTCATGAGCTGGACGAAGTCTCTGGCCGGCTACCGGCGCGCCGAGACGCGGGTTGGCGACAGCCTCCAGGCCATCGCCGCGCGCGAGTTGGGCGACGCCAGCCGATGGCCGGACCTCGCGCAGATCAACAAGCTTCTTCCGCCCTACATCACCGACGATCCCGCGTCCGCCGGTCCCACTGTCTTGCTGTCCGGCGATCCGATCATGCTGCCTGCCAGCGCTCCCACACCGACGGGGGTGGCGGCCGCCGACAGTGTGTTCGGTCGCGATATCGCTCTGGCGCGGGGTCAAATTGAGGCGACCGCTAGCGGCGACATGGCGCTCGTGGCCGGCACGGACAACCTGCTCCAGGCGCTGCGCCACGCGCTGGCGACGGAACCGGGGGAGCTGCTTTTCCATGCACGGTATGGCTGCTCGGTACGTGCGCTGATCGGTCGCGGAGCGGACGAGGTGAACAACCAGCTCGCGGCGGCATTCGTCGCGAGCACCCTGGGCACGGACCGGCGCGTCGCGCGCGTCGAAAACACCTCGGCCACGATCACCGGGGACGCCGTCGCCGTGTCCGCCACCGCAATCACCGTGGACGGTCAGCACCTGCCGGTAGGGATGAGCAATGCCCTTTCAAATTAAGGATTTCCTGTCGATCGTGGCCGGCATGGTCAATCATATGCGGGCGACCTCCCCAAGAATCACCGATTTCAACGTCGGCTCGGTCGCACGCACCATGATCGAGGCGCCGGCCGTCGAGATCGACGAACTCTATCAGCAGTATCTGGCCGGCTTGGTCGAAGGCATTCCGACGGCGATCTATCGGTCGTTCGACTTCCCCTTGCTGCCAGCCGTTCCGGCGGCTGGCCTGGCGCGCTTCACCGGAGCCAACGGCCATAATGGGATCGAAATCCCGCTCGGAACGCGCGTCGCCAGCGATTCCAACATTGAATACCAGACGGTGGAGGCCGCGAGCATCGCAGTCGGGCAAAACGCTGTCGATGTCCTGATTACCGCCATCACTGTCGGCCCCGCCAGCAACGCCCTGCCGGGCGCTGTGTCGCACCTGGTCTCCACGGTGGAAGGGGTGCTCAGTGTCACAAACCCGGCGGCGCTGGCCAACGGTCGAGGCGAAGAGACTGAAGCGGAGCGTAAGCTGCGTTTCGCTGAGTTCATACGTTCATTGGCGCGCGGAACGATCGGCTCGCTGGCCTACGCGGCTCGGCTGGCGAGTGTAACAGACGTTGCGGGCACGACAACGCTGGAGCGCGTGGCGCGCGTGGCGGTCCAGGAGGGGGTCGGGCATGTTGCGGTCTACATCCATAACGGCGTCGGCAACACCTCGGCCCAACTCGCTCAGGCAGCCAGGAACATCATTGAGGGGTACGAGGACGCAAAGGGCAAGTTGGTTCCCGGCTACCGGCCGGCGGGAATGCGCGTCGATGTGGTCGCAATGGCTGAACTGCGGGTTAATGTGACGGTCGAGGCGCAGGTTACAGCATTGTACCAGACCGACGAGACCAGAGCGCAGATTGCGGCGGCGCTGGCGAGCGTCATCCGCTCAACCCGCAGCGGCGGCGACCTGCGACCCGTTGACTTGGTCAACGCGGTGCTGCCACTCCAGACCGTCCAAGGAGCCAACATCGCCACCCCGACGCTGGTTGTGCATTGCCCCTCCAGTGCGGTTCTGATGCCCGGAACCTTGCTGGTGGAGTGGGCATGAGCGCGCTGATGCAAATCCGCCTGCTGTCGCGACTTCATCGGGTCTTTAATCGGAATCCGGGATCGGTGCTGGCATTGCGCCTGAGGTCCGCGGGCGGCCTGCGTTGGACAGTTGCCGGCGACACACTGACGGTCAGTCGACCGGCGCAACCGGACTTGGTGTTGCCTCTGGCCGACAGCAGCATCGGACAGGTGCGGGTGGAGCTGGCGGCGGCTGGCGTGGAGATCGCCTACACGGATCCCGAATTGGACCGCATCGGCGCACAGGCCCTGCTGCCGGGCTCCGGGGACCAGGATTCCAGCAACGGGGACCATCTCCACGCCTACACCTCCATTCTATGGGGGTGGACAGATGCTGTCGGCCGGGTTCTGGACACGGCCAAAGCGGACATCACCGAAGCGCTGAAGCAACTCTCGGTGCCAACAGCGGAAGGCGATTGGCTGGAGCTGTGGGCCAGCTACTTCGGCCTGCGCCGTCGCTCCAGCGAGATCGACCCCGATTTGGCCGCGCGCGTTGTGTGGGAGCCTCGGCGTCCGCGGTCGAACCCCGTGGCGATGCGCTCCAACATCAAGCAGATGTTGGGCGTCAGCGTGCAGACACGGGAGCCCTGGCGCGAAATGATGGTGCTGGGCCGCTCCCGCCTGGGCGGCCCTGATCGCCTGCCAGACGGTCGGGAGTTCTGCTATCACACCCTCCAGCTCGTCTCTCCGGAGTTTCTGGATTGGGACTCCATCATGCGGGAGGCGGAGCTTGACCGGCCAGCCGGAACTCTGCTGATCCCGCCTGTGACGCTGCCGTCGCCCTACCCTGTAGCCATCAACGCCGGTACCGGCGTTTCCTTCGGCGGCGAGGACGTCTACTCCTGGAGAATCAAGGACTACGACGGTCACATTCTCGGCTACAACTTCTACCCGTCAGGCACGTTCCGGCGAAAAAATCCGCAGTTCGCAATCTTTGACGCCTGGGCAGGGTCGAACGACGCGCTGCCGAACCCTTCGACCATCAGCACCCGAAGGACGTTCTGCCGTGGCGAGATCGTCCTCAGCGAACAAGCCCCGCTAGGCACGGCGCAGGCGCGCCTACCTGGGCGGATGCGGCGTGAGCGCGGCGCTCCTATGCGCTTGTCCCACTCGGGCCGCCTGTCGGATTACGAATGGGGTCTGGACTGGCGCCCGATCCTGGAGTGGGTGACGGAGCGCGTGCCGTTCTCGCTAAGCATTGATGCTCTCGACTACCCCCTACAAATCGACGTGTCTCCGGAACAGTGGATTTTCGGTGAGGTCGATCCGCTGGCTAACGCTGCCAGCGCATGGGTGGAGGTCATCGTTTACGTAGAAACGCCGCATGTCTACGGGAGCGGTTGGACGGGCGGTTGGGATTCGCGGCGATGGGGGCACGTTACCTATCCCAATCCGATCGTGAGCGCGAGAATCATCACACTTATTACGACCCCTCTCACCGACAACAATGCCGAGCAATTGATGGATGGTGACGGTAATGCCCTGTTCATAGAGGTTGAAGCGCCATGAAGATTAATGATCTGAATCGTATCAGTAATGGGTTGATGGGTGATGAGTGGGTTCTGATGGTGCAAGCCGGGCTTGCTGTCCTGGTCCCATCGTCTGAGGTTGCCTTGGCGCCGTTCTCGTTGACCATTGATGCCGCTGCGTCACCCCTGGACCAGGCCAAGATTCTGAAGCGCAAAGCCGTGACGGCCCAAGCAACCATGTCGATTAGCAGAATCAACAAATTTCACGTCAGCATCTTTGCTGGGATGCCGGGCGCTCTTCTGGATCCCCTCATTGGGGTGAAGTTCAATGAGGACGTGACGGGGGTGAGAACGAAGCTCAATACGCTCATTGGGGCCATTGACGCAGCAGCAACCATTGAGGAAGTCGACGCCATCGTGTGGTGATGATCGGTCTAATTCTGAATGTCGTGACGCCATGATCGGCTCAAAGGTGCTTGCCCTTGGAGTCGATCATAATGGCTATCCTGACGACGAGCGGCCGCACAGCGATTGCCATTGCTGTTGCGGCCCAGCCCATCCACCTCGCGTGGGGCGCGGGCAATGCGGTGTGGGACACCACGCCGGAGTCTGAACCCACCTCTGCTGCCGCGCTCGTGCAAGAGCTGGGAAGGCGCGCGGTCTCGGTGCTGAAATACTGCATCCCGAACCCCACCGGCGAAATCATCGTGCCGACCGGCCGCTATGCCGAGAGCGTGACGCCGACAAATCACCTCTACGTCCGATTCAACTTCGACTACGCCGATGCTGCCGCCGCGAACATCCGCGAGGTCGGCGTCTTCATCGGCACCGTCGTCAAGGGCAGCTTGCCGCCCGGTCAAACATATTTCGCGTCGGCTGACCTGAACAGTCCAGGCACGCTTCTGGCTCTGCAACGCATCCCGAAAATCGTGCGCAGCGGCGCCACCCGGCAAAGCTTCGAGTTCGTGCTGACCCTGTGAGGACCTTATAATGGCCAACGAGCTACAGGATTATTTCAGCCGCTGGGGGACTGGCGATCACCGCCTGTACGAACGACTGCTTTACCGCACCGGCCACGTCGTCCAGTCGGCGGAGCTGAACGAGACCCAGGAAGCGGCGATCAACCGCTTGCGCCAGATCGGCGACGTGCTGTTCAAGGATGGCGCATTGATTCGGGATGCGCAGTTGATCGTCAACCCCGACACCGGGGCGGCCATCGCCGAGAGTGGCGCGCTTTATCTGCGGGGCGCCGTGCGTGGCGTCCCTCCGAGCAGCTTCACCATCCCGGTCAACGGCACGGTGTATGTTGGCGTCTACCTCACTGACGTGGTGGTGACGGAACTGGAGGACCCGAGCCTCAAGGATCCTGCACAAGACGTTCTGAACTATTCCGAGCCCGGCGCCGCCCGCCTGCGCGTCGACACGGCCTGGGGCTACCAAGGCGACGGGAAAACCGGCGAGTTTTATCCGGTCTACACCGTGGTCAACGGCGTCATCCAGACCAAGGAGCCGCCTCCACAGATCGACGGCGTGTCGGTTGCGATCGAACGCTACGACCGGCAGTCAGCCGGCGGCTACTACGTCTCCTCCGGCCTGAAACTCACCCAACTCGCCGACCTGGGAACTGGTGAACAAGTCTATTCTCTCCAGGAAGGCGAGGCGCGCATCAACGGTCGCGAGGTGCGGCTGACACACGCGCAGCGCTTGGTTTATGCGGCTGCGCCGGACCTGAAGACCGTCATCAGCGAGCCGCACACCGCGGTCGGTGGCGCTGAGCGCGTGAACCTGAACCATGGGCCGGTCGTATCCATCGACCAAGTCGCCATCACCGCAGAGAAAGTGGTCGACGTCACGCACGGCGGATTTGCTGGCGCCCTCGACGCGCTGCCGGATACGCCCGTCGTCTCCATCGTCGCCGTGAACCAGGCCGGCACCTGGAACGGGGCGGCCTTCACCGGCGGCACCACCTATGTTCAGGGCACCGACTATAAACTGACATCCGACAAACTGGATTGGTCCTTGCCGGGCGCCGAAATTGCCCCGGGCAGCGCCTACAAGGTGGTGTACCGCTATATCAAGACGGTTACGCCGTCATCGCCGGACACCACCGGCTTCACCGTCACCAGCGCGGTGCCCGGGACGCTGATCAACACGACGTACCAATGGGCGTTGCCGCGCCTCGACCGCCTGTGCCTCAATGGCGAGGGTGAGGCTGTGTGGCTGACGGGCGTGGCCAGCGACAGCAACCTTCAATCGCCGACCGTTCCTTCCGGCCTGCTGCCGGTCGCCACCGTCAAGCAGACCTGGGGCGCTGACCGGCTGCTGGTCAGCAACGCCATCCGCGCGATTCCGATGAATGAACTGGAGATGATGCGGACGCAGATCGACAATCTTTATCAACTCGTCAGCCTACAAGCGCTCCAGATCAACGTGTCGCTCTCGGACCCGTCCTCGAAAAAAGGCGTCTTTGCCGACCCATTCCTGGACGACGATTTGCGCGATCAGGGTATTGCTCAGACGGCGGCCATCTTCAACGGCCAACTCATGCTCGCGATCGATGCGGACATCTCCGATCCTCGCGGGTCCTCACGCGTTGTCCTCGATTTCGTGCTGGAACCAGTGCTGGAACAGCCTAAGCGCTCCGGCAGCATGAAAATTAACCCGTATCAGGCGTTCTCGCCAGTGCCTGCGCGGATCACGCTGATGCCCGAAGTGGACTACTGGACGCAGACGGTCACTACTTTCACGTCCGACAGCACGCAGCGCTTCCTCGAAACCGGCCATTTCGTGCCGGGAAACAGCACGCTCATCGGATCACGCGTGGTCGAGGATACGGACGTCGTGGTGTCCAGCCAGACCCAAGACACGTTCCTGCGCCAAATCACCGTTACTTTCAGCGCTGACGGCTTCGGGCCAAACGAAGTTCTGACCAAGCTGCTGTTCGACGGCATTGATGTCACGCCGGTTTGAGGGAGGTTTACATGGCAAAGCGGCAAGCAAACTCGGCGGGCGTCGTCACCGGCTCGTTCCAGATTCCACCCAATGTC